ATGTTCTTGGAGGAACAGGGTTCATGAAATGCTTGTAGCCCATGAACCAGACAAGCTGTTTGGTATTGATAAGGTAGTTAGGGTTCACAAGCCCCATGGCTACAAAAAGACTTCAGCAGATAGAAATTTTGCCATCCTAAAAGACACCCTAGTTCCCGCGGCCAACAGCCTTTACTATACCCAGCAAGAATACTTCCTTTCCATGAATTGGGACAAGTGCCTTGAGTTTGGTGCAATGGCCTTGATGTTCTCTGACTTGGAAGACACCCTTCGATATGATGTGCTTTGCAATATGGGCAGATGTGCCAAGCCAGAGGACAGGCTAAAATATCTTGGCCAAGCCATCACCCTCCAGCCAGACAGAAGGGAAGCCCACTACTGGACAGCCCTTGAATATGCTGGCAGGGGGCAATGGGCTAAAGCCTGGGGTTCTGCCAGGGCGGCCATGTCACTACCAAGGCCAGCATCTCACTACTGGAACCAAGTAGAGGCCATATACAACTGGCAAGCCATGGATATGTATGAAACTGCTTCTGTTTGTGTGGGCAAGAAGGATGAGGCTGAAAAGATGAAAAAGATGAAGCCAGCCCCCAGAATCACCATGGTTCATGCCACCAAGGGAAGGCAACAGGTGGCATGGCAAAGAAGGTTTCAATGGCTTTCCCTGGCTCAAAAGCCCCTAGAGATTGAGTGGCTGTTCATGGTAGACCATGATGACCCAATAGACTACACCCCCCACCAGGCCATTAGATGCAATCCTGGGGGCATTATCAATGCTTGGAACCAAGGGGCAAAACTAGCCAAGGCAGACATTATTGTTCAAATGTCTGATGATTGGAGCCCGCCAAGACATTGGGATGCCTCTATTTGCTCTTTAATTGGCTCTAAAACAGGGGATGCCGTGCTGGCAGTATCAGATGGCTACCGCACAGATAAACTCCTTTGTATGGCCATTCTGAACAAAAAGAGGCTTGAGAAGCAGGGTGGGTGGCTATTCCACCCAGACTACCAAGAATCCGATGGGCTATATTCAGACAATGAATTTACAGACAGAGCCTATGCCGACGGGGTTGTTATTGAGGCCAGGGATTTGAAGTTTATGCATGAGAATCCTATTTACACCCAAAAGGAAGCAGATAAGCAGTTAGTGAACCACAACAAGCCAGAGTTCTATGAAAAGGGAAAAGCCATCTATGAAAAAAGAAAAACCAATTCTTGGAAGTAAAAAATGAGAGAAATAAGCATAGAAGATTGCTTTGGCCAAGCCATTGCCAAATACAGCGCAGGACTTGATTTTGGCGTTGAGATTGGCGGAGGAACCGGGGACGGCTCAACTCAATGTATTCGCACAAGGGAATTATTTAGCTTTGAGATTCACCCAGACCGCATAGGCCGACATCAGCAAAATCTAGACGCAAGAGAAAATGGAGTTGCGATTCATCTTCCATCAAGCAACCCGAAAGAATGGATGACGGTTGACGATGTCGAAAATTTTTACAAAACTATTCCAACCAAACTCAATCAATATCGCCTTGTTCAAGTCTTGAGTTGGCTAACAGACGATCTTCGGGTTTCAGAATATTACGATTACGAACCAATTACACTACAAGAGGAAATTGATTTTCTTTTACTGGATGGTGGGGCTTTTTCTGGAAAGGCCGATTTTATGGCGTTCTTTCCAAAAGTTCGTGATGGCGGAATCATAGCCATAGACGATACCAACGACATAAAGAATTATGGCAACTACCAATGGCTCAAAACAGCGGGGCATAATCTTTTATGGGAGGAATGGGATTGGAGAAATGGGTGCGCCATTTTTAGAAAATGATTGAGCATATCTATCAAAAAGAATACTTTGAGGAAAATTGGTTCACCGACCCCCATGTCTATAAAACCATGGTTCAAAATTGCAGGGACAATGGAATCATTGTTGAGCTTGGGGCATGGAAAGGCAGAAGTTCAGCCTTCCTGGTTGTCGAGGCAAAAAACAAAAGCAAAGACATCCAAGTTCATATTGTGGACACCTGGAAAGGATCACAAGAGCATACAGAAAGCATGACGGATGGCTTGTATGAAAATTTTATTGCAAACATGGCTCCACTCAATGGGCTTTATACAGCCCACAGAATGACTACCAATGAGGCATCGAGGCTGTTTGAAGATGGTTCCTTGGATGGTGTTTTTATAGATGCTGACCATTCTTATGAGGCAGTAAGGCAAGACATCCAAAACTGGCTCCCAAAGATTAGGAGTGGCGGAATCCTGGCTGGGCATGATTATAATTCAACATTCCAAGGGGTGATGAGGGCGGTTAATGAGCTTCTGCATGGGTTTGGGCGTTATGGCCAATGCTGGGTAAAAGTATGCTAACCATATTCACCGTTGTTCTAAATGGGGAGCCTTATATTTCCAAGAAGTTTGAGATATTCAGCAAGCTTCAGATTCCATGGCAATGGAGGATTGTAGAGGGGGTAAGCAACCCAATCAACTGCACAAGATGGTGCAAGCAAGTTCCAGACAAGTGGCATAAGAATTTTGTTTCAATAGATGGAACCCATGAATACCTAAAAAATCTAAACAACGATAGGGTTAAGGTCTATTACCAGAACAAGCCATTCAATGGGAAAATTGAGATGGTGAACAAAGCATTGGAGGGGGTTGATTGTGGGGTTGTGATGGAGCAAGACGCTGATGAATTTTGGACTCCAGAACAAATGACAGCAGTTTATGAATTGCTAAAAGACAGAACACCTGGTGTGGCGGCTCAATTCTTCTGCAACTATCACATTGGGAAAAAGGTTGTTGTTACCAGGAGGGGGCTTGGGTGCTACCCATATGAATGGTATAGAGCATGGAAATGGGGGCAGGGAATCCACTTCACCAGCCATGAGCCACCCATTTTGAATCACCAGCCAATCAGAATACCCAGGGGGGTTACTGAAGATATGGGGCTTATATTTGAGCATTACGCCTACTGCACCAAAGCGAGCGTTGAGTTTAAGGAGGATTTCTATGGATATGCTGGCCTTTTGAAATCTTGGGAGGAGCTACAACAAACCAGCGGCCCTGTTAGGCTCAATAGATACTTTGCCCACATTCAAGACAGAAGCATTGTGGACGATGCAACCTAGAACCATTAAATACAGCCAGAGGCTTGGGGATGTGCTTCGATGCCTTCCAGCCTGTAAATACCTGGCAGACCAAGGGCATGATGTGTTCTTTGATTGCTTTGCCCAATACCATGGTGTTTTTGAAATGGTTTCCTATGTGAAGGCTGGCCACAGGCAGGGGCTTGTGATTGACCTAGAAATTTGGCCAAACAGATATGATGAGTTTATTAAGAGCAAAAAAACCTGGCATGATTTTGTTTATTCTCACCATTCAATCAAGGATGCAGACAAAACAAACATTGTGTTAGATAGGCTTGGAAGCGATCCAGCAAGTGGGCTTGAAAGGGGCTACAATCTAATTGCACCATTTGGCATAAGCCAATCCTACAAAAGGAACCCTGTTGCCATTATTCAAGATGCAGTAAAGGAGCTTGGAAAAGACAATATGGTTATCCTATGCCCAGCAGAAATTAAGATTGATGGGTTGAGAACCTACACAGCCCCAACCATTGCAGACATGGCCAAGGCCATTAGGGACGCTGAAGAATTTTGGGCTGTTAATTCATCCCCAATCATCCTTGCCTCTGCTGTTAGAAGGGGGAAAACAAGCAGATTGTTTGGTGAAAAGAATGAACACAAGGTTCAAAATGTGTTTGAATTTGAGGGGCTTGTGTCAATGGATTGACAGATTAGATAGGATGTGGGTGGCTCTATTCCTACTTCCTATTTCGGCACAGACTTGAACTATATGATAACAGACTTGTGGCAATCTGTCACAGGGCTTGGCTCAAATGCTGTTTCTGCAAGCGTAACAGACCTTGCAACCACTTCTGAATTAGATGTTGGTGGAGAGGTTTTTAGAATCACCCAAAGCTTGGTTGTATGTGCATCCATGGTTTCTGCTCCTGTGATTGGTGGCCTTTGCTCTGTCTCTGGTGTTGAAAGAATGATTGCTGGATTTACTGAATCCACAGATGGTCTTTCCTACACCATAGACATGGCAGAGATCACCACCTAAAGCCATGGCCTCTATTGAAAGGGAGGTTGAGAATGGCCTTCTCAACGCTGTTTCTGGTGTTTCTGGCCTCAATAAGTTCACAAGTGAAAGAGGCAATGCAAGGACAATGCCCTATGTGCTTGCCCAGGCCAGCATCACA